ATGGATTACAGAACCTTCGACCCCAACACATCCGTTCCGGACGCGATCGTCGTCAAGCTTTACACGTCCGGCGACAAGATCAGGGGCTATGTCCGCAAGATCGCCGACCCCGCCGAGAACGACACGATATTTCCGGGCGAGGAAATGGAGCCGGCCAAGGCATTCCAGCTGGCCGCATCCCACAGCGAGGGCGAAGCGCCGATCTATGTGGAGCTCGTGGAGGGCGTGGAATGGGATCCGTCCTGGGGTAAAATCCTGCGGTAGCGCGGAAACCCCACCAAGCGGACTCGTTCCATATCTGGAACATTCGCGAGTCTGCGCCGTTCGGGCTGAATGAAAGACACCGAACGCAAAGCCAAGGCCGGAATGTACCGGTTCGTCGTCATCCTCTTCGGGATCGCCCTGCTTCTGGCCGGCTTCTACATCGTGTTCTGGACGCCAGGCGCCACGGAGCGGCCTCCATTGCCGAACGCGATCAACCAGTCTGAATGAGGACGACATGGATAAAGATGAGACCCCTGTTGGCCTCGCACCTTCAGCGGATTCCGCAAAAGAGAAGAGGCGCAAACTCCAGATCGGCCGGGGCGCCATCATGGTGATTTGCGGCGTCGGCATTGCAGCCTTCGTGCTCTACACCTTCACCGTGCTCTACGGAATTTTCACCGCAGCAAACTGACTTCTATCTCTGAATATGGTGCTGGGATATTTCTTGCGCTGATGCCCACCGCGGTCAGCCACCGCACGTGCCTCCCGTTGACGCGCCGGGCAAAGCTGCTACAAAGCCGCATCGCTTGGACGGGGCACGCCCCGATGCAAGGATGGGTGGCCGAGCGGTTTAAGGCACCGGTCTTGAAATTCGCTTTGTGCTGTCACCGGTCATACCCACCCCTCCCCTGACGTCCTCAATTCTCAGCGGCTTCAACCATTCTCTGCTTGCCGTTGTACCCAACCATCCCACAACGTGCTACCGAGTTGGGTAGCAAAATGGTAGCAGCCTGTTCACTGCTCGTTCCTCTCGCCATACCCGGCAGATCCAATGCGACATGGTCTACCAGCGTCACCAGTCGCTTTAACTTAAGTGAGAATACGTCATGACCAGACTGATAGACGTTCTCGCCTATCCTCCGCGCGGAATGTCACGAGAGGAAGCGGCCAGGTACATCGGGGTCGGGACCACGAAGTTTGATGAGATGGTGTCGGACCGCCGGATGCCAAAGCCCAAGCGCGTTGACGGCCGGGTGGTCTGGGATCGGATCGCCATCGATGCGGCGTTTTCCGACTTGCCAACCGAGGCGGAAAACAAGGTCGATGAAATATTGGCACGCGGCCGGCCATGACGCAAAGAGCCACGCTCCGCCAGAAGGACCTTGAACGCCTGATCAAAGCCGCTGAGAACACCAACAGCTTCGTCCGTATCGATATGAAAACGCTCGTCGCCGCCGTGCTTCCCTTATCTGAGATGACGGAGGACGAGCGGCTCGCTGCAACCCGCGGCTTCGAGAATGACGGCACAGGTGGCTGGAACAGCCAAACCGAACTGCCCGATGATTTCGCGCTCTAGGTCTTCTACATTCGCTCGGAGGTGTACGTTGGCCAATCCTAAAACCATTATGGGCTCGCCCCGTGTCCGCGCCAGCGAACGTGCGGTAAAGGTCGCGATAAAAGCGATGCAGAATTCGGGCTTGCAGGTAAGTAAGTTGGTGGTCGTTGGCGCGACCATCGAGGTGCACGCTGTCGTTCCGGCAGAAATTACTTCAACGGCAACTGAGCCACCAGGCCTTAAAGACTGGTAGGCAAAGCCGAAACGGCCCAAGCGCGACCCTTAGAATCTCCGCCTCAGAGATAGTGACACCGCATTGCCCGGGTACGGCATGGACTGCCTCTTCAAATTCGATGATCATGGCGCTTGAGCCAATCACACATTTGAGCCCTGCATGCATCACCACAGCAACATGCATACTATCAACGTTCATCCCAGTGACTTGATCGCCCTTGCATGGTCAGCGCCCCTTCGGGATCTGGCTGCGAGGGTTGGTTTGTCCGATGTCGGGTTGAAAAAACAATTGCTGAGCTACGGAGTTCCGCTCCCGCCTCAGGGGTACTGGAACAAGGTAGAAGCAGGCAAAAGGGTCCCCATAGTTCCGCACTCCGCTCCGCGAAAGCCTGGCCAGTTAAGCACAGTCGCGATAGATAGGCGCTTCAGGGACATCATCCAAACTGCTGCGCCGATGTCGTCAATGGGGCCTTTCGCGTCAGAGCTCGTTCCCGAGGATTTGGACGAACTTCTCAAAATTGAAATGGAGGCGATCGGGGCAGTGAAGGTGCCGAAGACCCTCGGTCATGCACCTCCCGGCCTACGCGACATACTTCTGAAAGAAGAAAAGCGGCGGGTGAAAGCCGCTCGCACCGGTTGGTCCTACGCTGGCCCGGTGTTCGACTCGCCTGTTGGGCAACGTCAACTGAGATTATGGAGCACGTTGTACTCCACCATTGTTAAGCGAGGCCACGCGGGACACGCCTATGAGCAAGAAGGACAGCTCACAGGCCTAATCAGAATAGGTGATAGCCCTATCGCCGTTCAGATCGAGATATTGGGTGGAGGCCGACATCACAGTGGCAGACGCCACCTCGATACCCTTCCTCCCGGCACGCCTCTAATCATCACCATAAATCCGGGGTTCCACGGCCGCTTCAAAAAAAGCTGGCAAGACGGCAGCGGGAGCTTGCTTGAAGAGAAAGTGGGGACCATCGCCGCGTCGACAATTGTCGCAGGAGAGGCAGTCTTACGGGCCGGCTTGCGCGAGGCGGAGGAACGTGCGGCCCTGGAAGTCGCTCGGCGTGACGATGAGGAAAGGCGCCGACGGCAAGCACGTAATGAACAGCGAATCCAAGCCCTACGGACGTCCGGCGATTTGCTCCGGCAAGCCAAGGAGATCAGAGAACTCGTCGCACTAGTTAATGACGCCGTAAAAAACGGCTCTCAACAGGTCGATGCCTCGATACTCGCTGCGTGGGAAAGTTGGGCGCTTAATGAAGCGGATAGACTTGATCCTATTCTCTCAGGACAGTTCCGCGATCATGTGCTTCCACCAGAAGAAGATGAGTGACGGACTATAATTCCCCTGCTTGGGCCACCGTCGCTGCACCATCCCCCAAGATGATGGTTGACTCTTGGCGTTCCCAGAACATATTGAGAACAAACCGGCGATACGGCCGTTAATCTGATCCAAATGGAATGATGCCTGCTGTGGCATAGACACAGGAGAACGACGACGTGCGCCCGCTCGAAACGCGACCTGAAACGATGACCGCCATCGATGAAGCTCTAGCCTGGCACAACGGTGATGCCCGAGCAGCAATCGCGACCCTTCTTGCCGACTGCGCCTATCTGCGCTGGCAGCTCGATCTCGCCGGCCGGGCGATGGGCGCCGGCTTCGCCCGGGGCTGGCATCCGAGTGGAGAACGGCCCGATGGCGTATAGGAAGGGCGAACTAACTCCCGCCGGCGTTGACCGTGACTGGCCTTTTCAGATTGCGCGCCTGCACTCCCTCGGTACGGGAAAGCAAAGCGATGTGATCGACGCGTTCTGCGCCGACCTCTCCCTCTGCCCTCGCAGTCACAGCGTCACACGGGAAGACGAATGGTATCAGGTCTATTGCTTCGCAAACCGGGAGGACGCGGAGGCATTCCTGCAGCACTTCGGCGGCGAGTGGTTTGACCCACGCGAGCGCGGCCGCGGCCACAAGTGGCACTTCTGGTATAAAGGGAAGTTCGCCAACAAGCCCGTGAGGCGGTGACCCGATGTCGAGACTCACATACACCGCCGACATGGCTATAGAGCAGACAGACACCCATCCCCACGGCCCCGACGAACATTACTGCGAGCACACCGGCTGCAATGAATGGGGCGGCTTCGGCATGGCGCGCTTCAATGTAGCGCCGACCCAGATCGTGCCGTTCGTCCGCATGGACGATGAAGGCAACCAGACCGTCGACGACGGCCGGTGGTGGCTGGTGCCTCACTGGGCCAAGGACATGCCGAAAGCGGCGATGTTCAACGCGCGTATCGAGACAGTAGATTCGTCGCCGGCTTTTCGCGACGCCTTCAAGACAAGACGCTGCCTCATCCCGGCCGACGGCTTCTATGAGTGGACGAAAGCTCTCGACGGCGGAAAGGATCCTTGGCTGATCCAGATGCCCGGCGGTGCCCCATACGCCTTCGCTGGCCTGTGGGCGCACAACACCAGAATGGAAACGCCGGTCACCAGCTGTACGATCATCACGGCGCCGGCCGTGTCGCCCATTAGCCAGATTCATGACCGAATGCCGATCATTCTGGCGCCAGAGGTATTTGATGCATGGCTCGATCCGGCTACGCCGGTGAGTGACCTCAAAGGGATTCTGGCACATCATCTGGACGGACAGATGCAGATGCATCGCGTCAGCCGCGACATCAACAGTTCGAAGTTCACCGACCGGCCAGCGCCGATACTGAACTCTTTATAGCGCCGTCGAACGACTCTCGATGGGCGACCTCAATGGCGCCCACTAGACTGGAAGTTGTCTTTATGTCTCTATCGTCGCGACGGAGGGCACAATGGCAACAAAGACAACTATACAGTACCGGCAACTCAAGACAGAAGGTCTCTGGGAAGGGATCGAACTCAAGCCGATGATTGTTGACGTACTACGTCGGCGTGGCTGGACCGACAATGCGAAGCACAGAGTTATCGATCTCGACCAAGATCAAAGCTACGTGATTTTGAACAAGGTCTCACCACCCGAAACCTGGGACGGGCCTATTTTTGCTGGACAGATTATCCACCTACAGCAGGGTGCAGACGTTCACGCAGTGATACAGTCACTCGAAGACGACGCACCGGAATTCGTTGTTCAAAGCCTGAACGTCGGCGAGCGCGCTCGTGTGCTGAAAGGCGCGCTATATTTCGCCGTGGTTGGAAATCATGTCGGCATGATTGAGGGCGCACAAGTTCGTGGCCGAACCCTTGAAAGGTATCTCACAGCGCTGCTTTCCAAGGCCGAAGAGATCGAAGTAGGTCAGGCAATAATTCTCAATAGCAAGTTTCTAGCCGGCGATGGCAAGGAGCTTGATAATTCCACCGAGGTAACCGTAGCAGCAAAACCCAATTTCGGCGCGGCGCCAGGTCAAGCGGGGCAGATCGAAGAGATAGTTGGGAGGGAAGCGGCAGCGGCGCGGGATCGAGGGGCTACGGTTTTCGACGTCCTGGCAACCTTGGGATGGAGCCCCGAAGCGATTGCCAGCCTTAGAGCAGAGGTGCCAGACGACGGCTGGATTGAAGGCTTTTTCAGGGTATTTATCAAAGAGAAACGCAAACGCCGGCCAATTTCTCGTGCGACGATCAATGAGGCACTCAGAAACATCGACCCATCCGATCTAGGATTGCGAGGCGACGGCACCGAGAAGAACGGAATTGTGAAGCTTTCCGTCCAGCGCTTCGTCAGAACAAATCAATCGCTTTTGGACCCCTCTGATGCTATGGAACAGATTGTGAACGCTTTGCGTGAATGGACAGAAGCGGGAAAAATTGATTGCGACTTCGGCTAATCGATAAGCTCGGCTTGATAGCACTATTGGCTATCGGCGCCGCGTTAGCTCCAGGAACTATTTCTGGAGACGCGGCCCGAACGCTCGCGACGTTTCTTGGCCTTTTTGCCGCTAGCATTCTGCCTACCGTCACCTTGCTTGTGAATAGCATGACGGCGAGCGGACGCTCAGTTAAAGCAGTCAGCGAACTTGAGAAAGAGCTCGAGGCTGCGATGGACGCCCTGTTTCTGCTCTTTGGCTGCGTAATCGTTTCAGTGGGTGCGCTCGTTTCGCTTTCGATCGCGCCGCCTGACGTGTTGAAAAAGGTCCCTTATCTCACGTCAGAGGTATTGCCGCGCGTAGGTCAATGCATCGTAGTGTCCACGACAGGCTTGATCCTACTTCGTGCGGGGCAGATCCCTGGCATCTTGAGAAGGACGCTCAAGCTGCGGAAAGAAATTGCGGTCGCCGAGGCGCGGACTAAACTCTCCAAATCTGCCACGTCGACGAGCGGTAAGCAGATTTTCCCGACACACCCCGACTTCGGGAAGGTTGTTACGCTCGAAGACTTGAAAGCGTCAGATAAAGAAAAGCACTAAAAAGACGCCTATATGCCCTGTCCACGTCTCGGAAGCACGCCACTTTACTGCGCCGGCGATCGCCGCTGCGCCGCCTCGATCCTTTGCAGAATCTCCCGCACCACCTTCAAGTCGCCCGATGTCTCGCTCAGGGTCGATTGCAGTTCCTTGATAGCCCCGGCCGTCGTGCTTGTGGTCTGCTCGGTAACCGTCAGTCGGTAGTCCAGCCGTTCGATCTTTCGGACCTCCCCCTCGATCGCCTTGAAGCGCTCGTCGGTGCGCGCCTCATTCGACTTCACTTCCGCCAAGCGATCTTTATGGAGCGCGTCGTGGGCCGACCATCGCGCCGCTTGCTCTCGATCGATCCTCTCTATGCCGGCTGCGTTCCTGTTGATGTCAGCCTCCACCTGCTGTGTGTAGGCCCCGCCCTTCCAGATCATTCCCAGGGCCGCGGCAACGATGAGCACCGTGTTGATCATGGAGCCGAACCGCTGCCAGGCTGCTTCGACGGGCTTCAGTGAGGTCATTTGGATTTCCACTTCGCGATGATCTGCTCGCCTGTCTTCGCGAGAAAGAGAGACCCGATGATTGCGCCGGCCCAATCGTTCAATGGGGCCGGCAGGGCAGCGATGGTCCAGTCCTGCGGATAGTAGCACCGCGCGCACCACAAGACGGAATAGAGGCAGACGGCTCCGAACCACAGGCCGAGCGGCGCGATGAAGAAGAGCGGAAACCACCAGCCCCGGCCGGCGAGGACGGAAGCCTGCGCCGTTACATAGGTCTGGACGGCCTCCGCCTTGATCCGCTCGCGCGCTGTATCGTTGTCGAGCTTATGGTCGACGATATCAAGGATGCGATCGAGCGTGCCGCCGGTCAGCCAGCCGAGCACCTTGCCGAAGAGGTTGATCATTTCGGGTCACCCCTTTTCATCTGCACCTCTGGATCGCCAGGAAGGACCGCAGGGCGCGGACGCATCCAGATATTGAGCATGAACACGCCGGCCAGGAACCAGCGCTGCCACTCGCGCGGAACAACGGCGAGGATCTCGGGGGAATTCGCGAGCTCCGGCGCGACAACGGCAAGAGCGAGAAGGCCGTTAACGACCCAAGTCCGCCAGCGGGCAAGCGCCGTGGCGAGTTTCGAAACAAACGCTTTCATGATGATCACCCACACATGAAGCCGAACCAGGAGCACGGCAGGTTGGAGAGGTAAGCGCCGGCAGCGGCGATGAGGGCGACGATTCCGGCGCCGGCAGCGGCCGTACCGGGCGAGACTGGCCCCCATTCGGGGGCGGTGCCCAAACCGAGCTCTTTCGCGCTGGAGGTGCTGGGTTCCGAGGGTTTCGGGGTAGTGCCCGGAGAAGGCTTTTTCGGGCTGTAGCCTGCCGCCACAAGCGCGCGCTCGAAGGCCTTCGCATAGCCGGCGATCAGCGCGGCCTTATCCGTGCCGTTCACGATTCGGCGCGCGCCCTCGTAGTCGGCCCGGCCGTCGCTGATGTAGTCGGAGAGCGATTTGCCGGTGAAGCTGCCGAGCTCCACGCCAACGAACAGGATCTGGACTGCCGTGGAAAGCTCCAGCGCCTTCGACGGATCTTTCACGAGATCGACGCCGATCAGCAGGCCGAGCTTCTGGTAATTGGCCTTGTGGGTGATCTGCACGAGCCCGCGGCCGAACCACGACTTGCCGTCCGCGTCCTTGCGCCAGTAGGGCGTCTTCACCCAAGTCAGCTGGCCGGTCTTCCAAGCCTTTTCCAGCGCGGCAATCGCGCCTGCATCGGTCTTGGCTAGCGTCTCGCGCACCGCCTGCATGGTGTGTGCGGATTCGTGGTAGGCGGTGGCGAGGATATAGGCCAGTTGCCGAAGTGGCGTTCCTCGCCGCTCTGCCTCGTCAAGGATGGCCTCGGTGCCCTGCACCTGGCTCTGGCTGATAGACGTGCCGAAAACGCCGGGCGCGCGCTCGCGCACCGACGCGTAAAATGCGGAGCGGTTCATGGAGGATTCCTTCGTTGGGGTGATGTTGCCGTGAGACCGGCATGACACGGGCGTCGCTTCGCTCGGGTAGTCGCCCTTTGGCTCCAATGAGCGATGTAACGTCGAGGAACAAACTGGTAGGCTCGGTGTTTGTAGGTGCATGAACGCGTCGGGGTCCGCAGCAGCCGCTTGCGCCGACGCAGCCCCTTTTCTCCTGGCTGTTTGAGAAGAGGTGGCACTGTGCCGAAGTTCTTTTTCCACATCAGGACTGCGTTCAACTTCCAACCTGACGAGGAGGGGCTGGAATTCGGATCGAGCGCGCTCGCACGTTCGGGGGCAATCGCGGCCATAAGGGATGCTCTGTCCCAGGCCATGTCGCGTGGCCAAACCATTGACGGTCGATGGTTCGAAATAGCCGATGAGGCAGGTACGATTGTCGAGGTTGTCTCGTTTAACGAGGCGATTCGGCTTCCATGAGCGGTCTGCTCAGAGAGGAAACAAACCATCAGTGAGATGGAAGACGGTCAGCGTCGGCGGAGGCCGGTGTCGAGACGCATGTTGTCCCGTGCTTGCTTGCCATCTGGGGTCAAGCGGAAGGCCCATTTGCCCTGGCCGACGTCCTTCCACTCGACCAAACCAAGATCGCGAGCGATGATTGCGGTCTTGAGACCCACGTTGGGCGGCAGACCTCTAAACTCATGCTCGCTTAGATGCTCCAGAAATAGAAGCATCCGTGCGTCGTTTGATAACTGCATGGCTTTCTCGCAATCACTTCTCGGCAGCCAGTCCCGAAGCATGACGCAAAATCTCAACCTAACCAGCCCTGTACATGTTCGTTCCACTCGATTCTTTTGGAACGAAAGTCGGGTCCGGTGGTTCGCTAGGCGATCGCAGAAGTAGTTCCAAGAGGATGGGCCATGAAACACGCAAACGATAATAAGCGATGTGCCCCGGGCGAACAGATACCGTTTCGCCTGCTCGCGCTCGCAGCAACCCTTCAGAAAGCTATTGAGCGGGTCCAACGCGGGGAAGGTCCCCGCGTTCTAAGGGAACCCGGTGACTGCTAATTCGGCCAGTATTCGTCATCAGCAAAATCGACCGGTATCGGGTCCGCATCCTTGAGGGCGCGGGCTGCGAAGATATGGCGCGACTTGTGGAGCATTGCGGCCTGGCCGAAGGCGAACATGGTCTGCGCGTCCATGGCGTGGGTCGAGTTGTCCTCTGCGATCCACTCAAAATCCGCTTCCTCGCCATGCCACCGGAGATCGCCCGGCTCTGCACCGGCGACGATCGCAGCGAGCGCGGCGGTGGATGCGCCGGCGATGTTCTCCCGATCCTCCGGGCGTGTCTGGAAGATGGCTCCGCCGAACTCGAAACCCGCCGCAATGCGCCGATCGCGCTCAAGGTCGACCATGGCGGGCGTGACCACCGGCGTATCTTCTGGTGGCTCGTCGGGTGAGACGACCGGCGAATAACCCCAAGCCCCATCGACAAACCGAGCGATAAAGCCGGGCTCTTCTGCCGGCGGCGGCGTTTCCGTGGCATGGGCCGGAACCAGAAAAACGCCAGGCTCGCGTGGGCTCTCGTCGGCCTCGGACGCGCCAAGGTATTCCCCGGTCTCGGGGTGGTAGTGATAGACTTTCATGATGACCTCTTAGAATGCGCGGATCAGGATGAGCTTGGCGACGTTACGCGGACGAGCTTCATCCCCGCCTTCTGCCGCTGTCGCCCCGGAAACAGTGGCGCCGTGAACGTGGGCACCATCGGTTGACGTGGCACGCGGACCAAAACGGTAGCCGGGACCGGTCGCCACGTTCAGGGTTCCGGTCGCCGCGTTAACATCCCCGGGAGAATCATGATTGTGGGCGCCCGCGCTGCTGATCGTGACCGCGAGAGTGCCCCTCTGATGCGCATGCAACAGGTTCTGGCTGGACTGCGATGAGCCGAGGGTACGCCCTGTATCAATGCCGCGCCCATCATCCAAGCCGCGGAAGAACTCGGCGCGGCTATCCGGCAGGTTGAACGTGGTGCTCCCATCGCCCGCACCGAACGTCGTTCCGATAGCCGCGAAGAGCTCCGGATATGCAGTGCGAGAGATCGCGGCGCCGTTCTCCTTAAGATAGCCTGTCGGTACGGTCGCGCTGTTCCAAAGGATAGACTCTCCGATTTGCACCCGATTACGCGAGATCAAGTTGTTCACTTGAGTCTGGGTGAAATAGCGCGCGTCGGCCTCGGTCTTCGTGTAGTACAGCGTATCAAGCGTGAGCAAAGTTCTGAGCGCTGCTGCGTCGGCTGCAGAAATTACGGATCGGCCGAAGGCGGTGAGCGCTGCGGTAGCAACGACGTTTGGCGCCGTTGTATAGATGATCTGGTTGGCGGCGGTGTTAAGTCCGGCGATGGCCTGTAGCAGCAGATTTTGGGCCTGGACGTCGGATCCGATCGCAAGGCCCAACGCAGTACGGGCGCCGCTCGCACTCGTTGCGCCAGTGCCGCCGGCGGTCACAGGGCGGGCAGCGTTTGCATCCGCAGTCAGATCCTCAACAAGCGCGTTGTAACGAGCGCTGAGGATCGTGGTGTTTGGCACGCCTTTCGTTCCCGCAGGCGGTGCGTATACCCCGTTGGTTCTGGGCATGGGCTATCCTTTCGGAATGTGCGGCTACTCGACATCCGGTTGCATTCGGATATCGTGGCCGCTTCGATATGGAGGTGGGGATGAAACGCTTTTTGGTTGTTGCAGCCGTGTTGTTGGTGGGCTGCCAGGGAACGCCGATCGGAGACGCGATGATCGGCAAGGAAAAACTCGCGCAGATGGATGACGAGTATTGCCAGTCGATCGGCGCAAGGCCGAAATCCGACGCCTATGTTCAATGCCGGATGTTCAGGACCGCAGAGCGCGGCCAATCCCACCGGGCAGCCTTTGCCAGAGCTGGCGCCGGCATGCAGGCCGCTGGCGCGAGCATGCAGCGAAACGCCTATGCCAATCGGACGCTACGATGCACCACGACGCCGCGAAGCACGTTTGTCGGGGGAACCCCAAGTAGCTACAGCACATCTTGCTACTGATGCGGCCTGAGACTGGACAAACCAAGACACTCGCCGCATTGTGCGGCCATGCCCACCATTGACCACGATCCGAACGAACCGCCTGTAGACCGCACCCGCGGGCCTTGGTGGTGGGTATGGCCTATCGTGGCACTCCTGTGGGCCGGCACCGCATACTCCTTCGGCTTCGACTGGCGGTCGATCGCGCTCGGGTTCATCACCGGAGGTTTGCTTGCTGTGTGGGCGATAGATCTTACCGGCAACAAGGTCCCGGACTGGTGGAGATCAAAGCCGCCCGGCGCCTGATGCACCACCGGTCGTAAGCATCGTTCCGATCAGCGCACGCAAGCGGTCATTGCCCTGAACCTTCTGCGCACCCTGCGTAAGGATCTGCCGCGCAGCTTCCGGGTCGGCTTCCATGATTGCTTGAGCAATCCTCTTCGCAACGCTCGGCGGGGTGCCTTTCAACTCACTCGCCACACGCCCGATGCCGTTCATCAGCGCCCCGGAAAATCCACCCGTGGCGAAGGACGCCAGAATGGACGGATCGAACTGCGCGAAATCTGCGGCATCGGCCAGATTGTCTGCGGTCTTCGAGCCGCCGAGCGCCGCATTTGCAGTGTCGAACATACGCTGTTCCCGCCCGATCCGTCGGCCGAGCTGGTCCGACTTCCCGGGCACGGCGAACGCCTGAAGCTCCTGCTCCAGTTTCGGCGTCTGGAGCGCACGGGCCTTGTTGGTGGTCGGGGACAGCGACATGCTGTCAACACGCGCGATAAGCGGGTCAGCATAGCCGGAGCGAAATGCTGCCTGTTCCCTGGGCGTCATGTTTCCGAAGGCAGCGATGTTGTCCTCCGCTCGAGACGATGGCCGCGTGGCCGCCTTGCCAATGTCAACCGCATCGATCTCGCGCGAAGCCCGGGAGAACGCATCCCGAGCCTTAGCGTAAGACTTGGAGGCACCGGCGAGCGCATCGTCAATTTGCTGCTGAACCTGAGAAAGGTAATGTACCCGGTTTCCTGCCCCCTGCCCGACTGCGCGTTCGATCATGTCGTCGATATCGAGCTTGGCCCGGAAGACGGCATCGAAATCCGTAAGGTTCGAACGGCCGTCGCTGATCATCGAACGAACACGAGCAAGTGCGCCCTCGATGCTGTCATTGGCAATCTTGTCACGCGGATTGAAGATGCCCGAGAGCCCGGGGTTGAGCGTTTCGTCAATTTTCGCGAGAGCGCCGGAGATATCGACGGCTCCAGCGTCCCGCCGCGCGGCCGCGTACAGGCGGTTCGCATCTTTCGTCCGGTCTGCCGTCATTCTGCCGGCGCGCTGTGCGGCCGTGTCGAACGCGTCGAATCCTTCGGCAATCGCATTCGAAAGCCGTTCGCCGGCACCGGCCTGGCGGTTACGGATAAACTCCACAAAGGCCTGACGCTCTTCATGGGGATTGCGGGTCACCGTCGATGCGAGGCGCTGGCCGGTATGCCCCATCGCATCCATGACGGCATAGCCCCGCTGCCCGTCCTCAATGGCGCCCTGCATAATATTCGCGATCTGGTCCGGCGTTCGGCCGGAGCGTTTGAGCGCCGTTCCAATAGCATCATCGGCGTATCGCTCGGGCATGAGGCGTGCCATCACGGGGGCGGTTACTGTCTTGGCAAGCTTGCCGCCGCCTGCAACAACGAGCGGGGTCGCGAGGCCAATGCTGCCACCAAGCAACCCTCCCGTTACAGATTTGCCGATACGATCATCCACACCTTCGCCGCTCCCGAAGCCGGAGATACCGCCGAGGATCGCCCCTTCGCCTGCCGAGGTGGCAGCGACACGGCCAAGGCGTGCGCCGCGCTCGATCGCATTCGCAGACATCGAAAGTCCGCTTTTCGCGAGGCCAGCGCCGAGACCGAGAGCGCCGGTGACATTGCCGGCAATGCTTGAGCCCGGGTTGGCGTTGGCCACAGCCTCGTCGCTGCCGCGCACCTCGTCCAATGCCTGTTCCCACGTCACTTCATCGCGCCATGGCAGCACCTTGCCACCCAGCCATCGGGCACCAGCTCCGATTTCGTCACCGAAGCCGAGTGTCGTCGAATTGACGATGCCACGGCCGAAAGCATCCGCCATGCCGGTGATCCCGCCACCTTGCTCCTGTCCCGCCCCAGCCTGGCCGCCGATATGCTGCTGCAGGGCTTCGAACGCGCCTTCAGGCGTGTCGCCGGTGACACGGTACTTTTTCCCGTCCGGGCCGGTGATCTGGTAGGTTCCCATCAATCGACCTCCTCAATCGTGTAGCCGCCGATCGAAACCGGCTGACGCTTGCCCTTGTCGGCACCGGCCTGAGAACCGCCGGGCATACCGAGACGCGCCGCAAGCCCCTGGATGTCGCGCTCCTTCTGCTGGATGAAGGCCCGCAGAAGAGCTTGCTTCTCGACGGGGGACTTATCCGGGTCGCCGAGGGTACGAGCGAGGCGCTGACCCTCCTCCTGCGTGAACTGCGCGCCGAACGTATCGCGAAGCAGGGGGAGGATCTGGTTATCAACGACCGCTGTGTATTCCGCCCGAGCAACGGCGCCCTCGCGAGGATCAAGCCCGAGCTGGTTTCGAGCCCAATCGTAGCTCTTGCCCGCCATCGTATAGGTCGCGTCCTCAGCCAATGTTTCGAGCCGGTCAACCACGCCATAAAGGCCGGGCATCTTGCTTGTGATGCTGTTGTATTCGGCCTGTGTCTCCGCCTGCACCTTGCCTTCGCCGGAACCGATGGCCTTCTCCCGCTCGGCCTCGCGGTGCATCTTCGGCGTGCGGGAAATCACGTTCCCCGCCTGATCCATAAGAATGCTCTCGGTCGGGGTGTCCACGGTCTTCGTCGGCGGAGCGAACTTCTGCCCTTCTCCGAGCTGGATAGGTCGGAAGGTGCCTTTGTTGCCGATCTGCCCGTATGAAATCGAGCCGTCATCGTTCTGGACCGCAACCGGGTTTCCGAAGAACGTTTCCCCACCGGTCGAAGCCTCGCGGTTCATCTTCTCGATCTGAGCCCGCCGAAGATCCTGCTCCAGCTGGTATGACGGATCGCTCTGCCGAAGCTGCTGCTCATACTCCTGCCGACCGCGCCAGGCCTGTTCACCGCGTTCGCTCTGCTGTTTCTGAAGCTCCTGCTCAAGCAGAAGGTTCACGACCGATCGCTGCTCCTGCGAAAGCCACGGGTTCGCCGCGGCCTCATAGAGCTGCTGGAGCGAGGGCCCCGACATATTCTGCGCCTGCTGCTGGCCGATCTGTCGGGCCTGTCCAAGCTGTTCCGCTGTGGCCGGCTGTCCGCCATTCAGTGCAGGCATCATGCCGCCCGAGGCATCCGCCAGTTGCTGCGGGTTCTGGTCACCGGAGGCATAGCCCGATACCGGAGAAGATGCGGGGCCGCCCCACCGGTCATCGAACTGCTGGTCGGAAAGCGGCTGCTGGTTGAAACCACCCGGATAGGCTTGCATGAATTCAGGCGACTGCCGAAACTCCGCCACTTCGGCGGACAGTGGCACTTCGCCCGTTGCGAGCTCTGGCATGACGGCGCTGAAGGCCTGCTGCGGGGAAGCTGCCGCCACGTCGCCGCTATTCTGGAAGGATGGCAGATAGCTACGGGCGGACGCCAGACGATTTGCCGCCTCGCCGCCTGGGCGATTGTAGCCCGCGAATTTCCAAGCGTTGTTCATGAGGCTTTGTGCCTCTTCGACGCTCTTGGCGTTCTGGAGCTGGGCGATAAGCTGCGGGTTCTCCTGAAGGAAGAAGTTGGCCTGCCCTTCGGGCGAGAGATCACCCGACGCAGCGAGCGCCTGATACCGCGGACCGCGCCACGACATAATGCCGCCGGCCGTGCCCGCCTGCCCGCTCTCGCTCGGATCGCTCCAAGTACGGTTGACATTGCCGGGTGAAAAGCCGCTTTCGGCATTGCCGGTTGCCGCAATCGCAGCTAGCGCGAAGGGATTGTCCACGCCCCCGCGCTTCACTGTGTCCATGAAGCCAGAATAGACCTGGTTTCCGGTCATGTCGGGCGTGGCGCCGGGCGTCGTCGCCGCGACTTCACCGGCAGCATCGGACATCGGCAGATTGCCGGCTGCCGACTGGCCGCCCAACTGCTGCGGGGAGGCGCCACCGGTAATGCCGGAGAAAATCTTGTTGAACACGCTGTCGCCACTCTCGCGGCCGGCCCGTTCAGCCTTTCCGATACGGCTTTTCTCGACGCCGGAAGCAATGCCCCGCATCACGGCTCCCCAGCCTTCCCCCCAATTTTTAGGGGTTTGCTGGCCCATGATAAGCGCCTCGATCGCCTCACGTCGGCGCTTGAGCGATTCCGGGGTTTCACCCGTATTCCCGCCGTAGATATACTGGACCATCAGTAAAGCCCTCCATTGCGGGCGCTGGTGAAGAAGTCGGCCAGCTCGATCATCACGCCCCCAGCGCTTTCTCGTAGTTGACATAGCGAAGGCCGCCGCGGCGCTTGATAGCGCTCGGGACGGTCTTCTCGACCTCCGAGGCCATAAGGCCGACGTGCTTCGGAGTGCCTGCGGGCTCATCCTTGTAGTTATAGGTCCACAAGCCCATCTTGCCCTTCACGTCGCCATGGCGGGCCTTGTTCTTCTTCGCATTGTCATCAGACAGGCTGAACAGCGAGCCGATGCCGCCGAGCAGGCCGCCAAGCGCCGACTGGTTCGCCTGATAGGCCTGCATCTGCTGGGCATAGTTCGAATTCACCAGACCGGCATAGTCGACGGTCGGCATGGTCTGGCCCTGGATGTTCATGAACTGCGGGTTCGAGACCTGCGAGCCGGACAGCAGTGCCGAGATTTCGTTGATCGGCTGGTTGCGCTGGGCAAAGACCTCCTGCAACTGCGCCTGTCGCTGCTGGTTCTGGGCGTTGACCTTCGCCATCTGCGAATTGAAGGTCTGATCCTGAAGCGCGTTATTGCCCGCCGTCGCGGAGTTCCCAAACTCGGCGCCGGCTAGCCCCTGCGAAAACTTCTGCTGCTGCGCGCTGTTGCCGAACGTGGCGGCATCGCGTGCAAGGCCGGCAAGGCGCGACTGCTCCTGGCCCGCATTGAGGATTGCACCATATCGGGCATCGGACGCCGAGCGGTTGGCTTCGTCGATCGCGCGATCGTACGATACCGAACCCGGCTGTAGTCCCTGGTTGGCAAGACGCTGTTCCAGCGCCGAACGATCACGCTCGAGCTGCGGGTTCATGCGGGCAAGAAGCGCATCCTCGACGCGCTGGCGATCTGCGGAAAAATCCGTTTCGTAGCTGGACTGGATTGGTCCGGCATCGCCGAGCGAGGTCTGAAACTGCGTGTACTGCGGCTGGGCGACTTTCGACGGATCGCCCCAGGCTGGCAGACCGGACGTGTCGACCGGCGAAGCAAGCAGATCATTGAGCTTGCCCGACTGTGTGTTTGCCAGCTTGGCAAGGTTGAGCTCGGCCGCGTCGTTCTGGCCCTTTATCGCCTGCTGCTGCGCGGAAAGGGTCTGCGTCGCGGTCAGCGTCGGGATGCTATAGGTTTTGCCGCTGAGCGGGTCCGTCCACTTCTGAGTGCCGCTCTGGGTGTATGTCAGGCTGCCATCGGGCGTGACCTGATTGACATTGCCCATGTAGGAATTGGCAATCGCGGTCCCGATATTCGTTGCGGTTTGCGCGGATGCCGTTTCCTTCGGGTCCGGGGCCTTCGGTGCCTTTTTACCCATTACCGGTTCCTTTCATTCATTCGATGGACCTTCCAGGCGTCATCGGTGAGCGTGAAGATTATTTCCGCATCGTCGCGGCCACGCAGGCGTTCGATGCGGGTTTCTGAGAAGCCAAAGCGGCGCGCAATATGGACCATGCCGGCGTTGCGCTCGGACACCCGCAGAACGGCAAGCTGGCAACCGCACTCATCAAAGCAGAAGCCGAACATGGCGTTGATCATCCCACGGGTGAGCCAGCGCTTGCTGTCGGACGCGGAGGACATCTCCATCACGCCCTCTTCCGGCTGCCAGTTGTGGAAGACGACCGCAGCCACAATGTTTTCGCCGCTGATACCCCCGAGCGTGGCGCATGGGCCGAAACCACGATCGGCGCCAATCCTGAGCGCGACAAAACGTGCCAAGGCCTCATTCAAGTCTGGCGCGCGCGGGCCGCCCCATACGAGGTTCACGCGCTCGCCTCACCCTGCGAAATCTGGAGCGTCCCCAAGTCGACATCGACGTCCAGCCGAACCGGGCCGCCGGAGATTATCACGCAGCCGAGCGCAAGCGTGTCACCACTCGCCCTGACATTCTGGCGGAAGTCGAAGCGTTGCTTCACTGACGGGGAGTCCCAGAGGCCGACATCCCAAAGACCGACATCCCATTCGCTGGATGCGGTTCCCCCGAGTGAAACTCGCGAGAAAGCCGGCTCCGAGATATCCATGTCAGCACGCGCGAACAGCTTGACCGCGGGCTTCGTCTTCCCGCGAAAATACATATGCGCCAGGTTGGCGACAGACCGCTGCCCGAAACTGCCTGACGGGCTAAATTGCGACAGGTAAACAGCTGCGAAGGGCAGCTCGTCGTCGGTACCCGTGACATCGCCCTGCCAGCAATAGCCCCCGATCGAACCGAAGAAGAGGCTGCCTTGCAATGTCTCGTAGCAGAGCGGCTGCCAGTTGCTGATAATCGACCATTTGCCGGTCTGGACATTGAGGACGAAAGCTTGATCGCTCATGACGGGATTGAGCGGGAAAGCGACGAACACAAGGTTCTGCTCCGGCCATTGCTTTAGGGTCCAGCCCGTTCCGGTAGCGTTTGCTGCAAGCTTCCACAGATCCTCAATCGGCCGGGAAACCGAGACGAGAGAAAGTGCCGCGCGATCTCGCGTGAACACCTGCGAGATCGGCATCAGTCCGTCCACGGTGGCGATAAGCACGTCGCCGCCTGCCCGGATCCAGCAGTTCTTACCGAGAGGCTTGCCAATCTGATAGACGCCCTGAAGCGCGAAGTCGTTGGCGTCTTCAGGGTTGGACCCGCCATATACCGCAACCTCGCCTTCGGTGGACACGAATACGCACATGTCGGACAGGCCGGAACCACTTTCGATCGACCATGTGAACCCTGTGAGCAGGCTGCCGCCCTTCTTCATGACGCCGCCAAGCGGGAAAACGGCTGCTGCGCCGCCGATGGCGTTCACCTGGAGGTAATAGGCATCAAGCGTGCTGTTCTTCAGGAAGAACTCCCGGTTTTTGAACAGCCAACCATAGTTCAGCTGCGCGGATGTCGTCCCGTCGGTGAAAGTTATCGCCGGCGTCGTGGTCCAGGCCGTCCCGTTGAAAAGCCGGCGAGCGTCGGCACCATTGACACAAACGAGGTTGGCGGCACCGGCATTTGCATGCATGAAGGTGCACCAGTCCCCGCCATTCATGCCGCTCACTGCGGCTGGCGTCGTGGCCGGCGGCGCTGCCGGTGAGGTCATCTCGAATATCGCCGCGCTCGTCGCCATGAACATGCGCTCGACGACGCCGTATTTGTACTTGAACGCGCTGATGAGATCGGCGGCGCCGGCTGCAAGTCCATGCTTTATGCTCCCTCCACGGACACGGCATCCGGTGAGCGTCGGGAGGAAGTTGCGTAGGACGGACGCGCTGCCGGGTTGGACTGACGCCATATCAGCCGCCGTCACAAGCCCACCGGTGGGTGCCGGGAAGGTGAGAGGCTGAGACGCCTGCGGCGCGGGCTGAACATTCCGCCCACCGCGGCCCGCGACACGGCCGGGACGAACGTTGATCATGCCGCCCCCCTGTCTGCATTGATCTCCTGCGCAAGGTCCGCTTCGAATTCCGCAAGATTGTCCTCGTAGGGCAACCCCTTCTGCCGCTTCCAACGCCAGAGGATTCCCTTGACGAGGAGGCGTTCCGGAAATGCGACTTTGTCGTCGTCGGCCTGGAACGTGTCGCGCTCCTCGTAGGGATCACCGATGATCCAGTTCTTCGACACATACTCAACCGCAGCCCCGACAGCCGCGTCGACGGGCGCAAAAAGCATCGTATCGCCGCGCACGAAAAAGAACGGCTGGATTGAAGCACTGGCGGCGATCACAGACCACTGCGAACCGACGGTGATAGCCCGACAGAAGGCACCGGCCGCCGTTCGCACCGCGCCGCCCGGGATAAGGCGCTGGAAGTCTTCGGGAAGCTCGAAGGGACTGACGCCGGCCGTTTCCGACTTCAGCATCGATTGCCAGTCGACACGGCGAGCAATTTCGTCGCCGGCCTCCTTTGCCAGCGCGAGCATCGTCTGAGCGTTCGCATCGTCAGCGCCGTACACGCTATCGAACTGATCGAGCGAAACCACGTCGCACACTTCATTCACGGCCGTTATCAGCGTCATGGGGTCGGACCTCCGATCGAGATGCTGGAATTACCCCAGCGAAGACGCTCGTCGAGAAGGCTCAGGCCCTGCATCGCCTGCACCCGGAGAGACTGCGCGGCCGACGCCTGATCTGCATTTCGGGACCAGATCGCGATTTCTTCCACGACGCCGTAAAGGTAGACGTCCGGTGCCTTCTCCAGCAGCCAGTTCGTCGGCGCCTGGGGCGTAAGGGGCGGGATCGCAGCATAATAGGTGAGCGAGATCGTGCCGGACCACTTCGGGCGCAGGGACAGCTTCCGGCCTACGATGGCGTATCCACGCGGCCAACCACCCGCATCGGCGAGCTTCTGGAGCGCGACGGCGTTCAGCACCGAGCCGTTCGGCAACAGCACCTCACGCACATGCAGGAAGTCGTCAGGCAGTGTGCCGTCACCCTCGGTCAGCGCGAGGCCGTCCTGAACCTCCATCTCGGCGACACGCAGCACGCGGTTGAGCTTCCCCTCGGCGAGGCGAAGAAAACGGTCGAAGTGCTGGGCAATATCATCACGCCCGGCATACTCGCCAGCATCGACGAGGAGGGTCGCATAGTCGATGCTCATGCAAAGCCCTCTTTCGCATTTCGCTTGGCCGCACGCTTCACGAACCGGAATTCCTTACGGCTCAGCCGCTGGCGCTTTTTGGGCAGACCGAACCGAACGATGATGTCGTCTTCAATCCACCGGTCGGAGTAGATGCGGATTGGCGCTGAGGGGTCCTTGATCGTGCTGTAGAGGCCGCCTTCGCACGGTGCGGTGGCAACGAGAACTCGGCTCATACCCTGCCCTCCTTCGTGCGCCATGCGCGATTGTCGCTGTCATTGAGGAATCGGGAGATGAACCGGTCGTCGCCCTGCGTAAACGCTTCGACGAGGCCGCTATCCCAAGCGATGTTCTGCGGCACCGAACCGACGTGGTGCCAATCTTCCTTCCACCCGTCGCTGACATTGTTTCGCAGCAACAGGTTCTGCTCGATGGCCTGCGCCACCGGGTAGGATGTCCGAATGACGGTCTTTTCGCCGTCGAAAAGGGCCCATACGGAACGGCCCGTCTGAAAGTCGTAGTCGATCAGCGTGAAATCGCCGTCCCGTATGGTCATGGTGTCAGCCCCGCTTCGCCGTCCAGGCGTCGGCGCGTTCGGCCTTGCCCTCAGTGACGAGCTTCTTCGCCTCGTTCCACGGAACGTCGATTTCGGTATTGCGCGCGCGGCGAATACCCTGGCCGTCCCACCAGTCGACGAGCAGGCGGATCGGGTAGAGTTCTTCCTTCTCGCCCTGATCCGCCTTGTTCTCGATGTTTCGGGTGTCGAGCTCCGGCCCGCGGGGCGCCTGCTGCGACAGGCCGGCGGCGATGTCGTGCAGTGCCTTCGCATCGCCCTCGTAGGGCGGCACGGGCAGGTTTTCGCCTGCATCGGCCTGCCGGATCTCCGCCGACGTTTCGACGCGAACACCGCCCATCGACGGGACATCGCGAGCGTCTGCGGTGTTGACGGGCGCGGTGGTGGGGGCCGCGGACGTGTGCGCCCCGTTCGGAGAGGTGACGGTCGCGTTCGCATCGTCGGGCTTCTTGCCGGCCTTTGCGGCCTTGGCGTCGTCGACCTTCTGCTTGAGCGTTTCGTCCGACCAGCGGCCGTCAACTTCAAGGCCGAGAGCTTCGGCTTCTTTCTTGAGATTTGACATTTCTTTTTCCTCGCAAAGAAAACCAGCCCCCGGGATTGAGGGCTGGCTAAGCGTGTGGCGTTGGATCAGGTGGACGGGCTCATGCCGAAGATGTCAGCGACGATGCCGTGGCCAGCCTCGTTCTTCACCTTCAGCGCACCTTCGCCGATGAGCACGAACTTCGTGTTGTCACCGGTCTTGGCGAGGTCCTTGTCTTCCTTGATCTTGCGGAGCCAGACCCATGCGGCCATGTCCGGATCGAGGAAGAAGGCGTTGCGGGCGACGGCCACGTTCGTTGCCTGAACGCGGTTGGAGTGCACCAGCACCTTGCCGTGCGGACCTTCGTACACATCAGCATTGCTGATGATGGTATTTCGGCCCTTCTCGTCCGCTGCGTAACGGAACGATGCGACGTTGGCGTCCGACATGAAGGTGACGAACACCTCCTTGACATAAGGCGCGAAGACGAGATGGCGGACGTTGCCGCCGGAGCGGAACGCCTGGCCCATGACGTTGTCAGCGAGCTCCTTGGTGAAAGCGCGCTGCGTGCCGTTCGTTGCCGGATCGACAAGACCATCAGCATCATCGAAGCCGCCGTTGGCACCGGTGGCGCCGCGAGAGACGTTCGTGGTCAGCCAGGCGGGAAGACCGGCAGAGACGCGCGTTGCGCCACCGACCGAGCCGACGTTCGAGACGATCGAGAATTCGACGTCCTTCTTCAGCTCGACGCCCTTCTTGAGCTTCTGGTACTTGATCTTCTCGACGTTGCCGGCGTTCTCCACGCTTTCCTGCGTGTTCGACACGATACCTTCCTTGCGGAAAATCTGCGTGTAGTTGCCCACACGGTCCGGCGGTGCGACCGCGCCGAAGGTGTATTCGTCACCTTCGGTATGGACGTTCGCGCCCGGAGGGGCGAGTTCGTCGATTTCCCATTCGGGATGGGTGCCCTTCACCGTATCCTTGGGGATCAGCGAGTAAATCGGGGTGTCTTCGGGCGTGATGCGGTTCACCACGTCCGAAAGCTGTTCGCGATTACCAACAGCGTTGTTGCTGGTATAGGTGTTGGCGGGTGCTGCCATTGTCTGGGTGTCCTTGATGACGATTAATCAAAATCGACCTTGACCGCGTCATAGATCGAGCCGCTTTTCTCCAGCCGCTTCACCGCTTCCTGATTGGCCCGCACGCGGTTTGCGTTCGGACCCTGGGGGCGCCTCTGGGGAGAGTACGGGGGGACGTCCTGCACTTTCCGCTTCGCCACCTGCTTCGCCCTCTCCGCCGCCATGCCGATGCGCGCGAAATGCGCCAGCAGGAACAGACGACTGTCCGTTGCCTCCTGCATCTCGTCATCGGAGTAACCAAGCTCGCGCCCGGTCTCGAATACGGCGTCGAAAAACTTCTTGCTCTCGCCGGGTTTGCGCAGGTGAGGCAGGACCTCCGCGAGCTTGGCGCTCTCGCGATCGATGACCGCTTGATGCTGCTCGTCGGTAAGCGTCTGCTGGACGCCTCGCACGTCTTCGACGGAGTTGAAGATCTCCCCGAGCTGCTGCATTGCCGATTCATGCATTGCCTTTTCCCGGACGAAACGGGCCGGGTCAGACATTGCAAGCGCCGGGTTCGGAGCATCCGGGATTTGCTTTGCCAGGAAGTCAGCGATCTTGTGAACGGCACCGTTCACGCGACCGGATAGTGCCTCCAGATCGCGGGAGCGGTTGCCCAGCACCTGCGTCTTTCGGCGGTAGTCTGCTTCACGCATGTAACCGGCCTTCACCTCACCGAAAGTGAGCTGCTGGCCGCCGACCGAAATCAGGGCATCGTCCGGTACGATCGGCTGGTCGTCGCCTTGGCCGTCGTCTTCCCCGGGCGTGTCGTCGTTCTGCGTGACATCGGCCTCTTGACCGTCATCACCGGTCTCATCCGTCTCGCTGTCGGTTTCGATCCCGTCTCCCTGCACTGCCGGGTTGACCTCGACATCTTCGTCGTCAGGTTCCCAGAAGTTCAGGTTGGCCGGGTTGTCGAGAGCGTTGGAGGGGTGCGCACTATCACTCCCGCTGTTCGGCAGGTTGGTGGTTTCGCTGTCCATGTTTTCCTCTTGGAGGTTGGTGCGCGGGCGTTATGCCGGCGCTGATCGGCCTGAACCGGATTGGCCCTCTTTCGAGATGGCTTCCAATCGCAGGCGAAGGGTGCGGATCACGCGGACCTCGGCGGCGTAGGCCTGCCGGGCTTCGTGATCGTCATGTTTGGCGTATACGCAGGCGTCGACCGCCTGGGCCTCGATCTCGTTGAAGAGATCATGAAAGAGAGGGACGTTCAGGATGGCGTCCGCGGCGCGGCGGCGATCATCTGGTGACATATCGTTCAAACCTCACCGAGCCTGTCGGCCCAACTGACTGCCGGACTGCATCCGGTCCGTCGTCCGGCCGGACATCACTGCTGCAAGGCCTGATCGCGCCGCATTGATGGCATCGGCCTCGATCTTGCGGTCAAGGATTTCCACCTGCGTTGCCATCCACTCGCGTTCTGTTTGCTGCTGGATAGAGGCCTTCTCAATTTCCGTCTGGCGGCGGTCGGCCTCGCGTTCGGCATTGGCGATAAGCTCCTGCCGCCGGGCTTCCGTCTCCTTTTCCAGCTCGGCAAGCTTGACTTCGAGATCGGCGTCCCGCTGTGCCTGCTCGCGGCTGGCGTCGGCCTGCATCTTCTTGTCGTACTCAGCCAGGCGGGTTTGCGCCTTCATCTGCTCGACCTGCATTCGCCCCTGTGTTCGGGCCTGCTCAAGCTGGATCGCACCTTGAAGTTTGACCTGCTCAGGGTTCGGTTCGTTCTGCTGCGCATCCTGTAGCGCCTTGATTTCCTGCGGATCCGGCTTGGTGAAGAACTGCGCGACGTTCTTGAGGCCGGTGGCCTGAACAAGCTTTGAAATCGCGTTGTATAGCTGTTCCGGCTTCACGAACGGATTGTTCGGCCCCAGGGTCGCTAGCAACTCCTTCTGGAGGGCGATCACCTGCTGAACAGCCAGCATGTCGCGTTCGCGCGTGCCGGCGCCGAGGCCCGTGTTGACCTCCGCGTCCATATTCGCGTTCCAGGACCGCGGATCGACGGTCACCCACTCATTGCGCAGGCGAACCGTGCGCGGCTTGTCCTGGTGCTGCACGACCAGTCGGAGCAAGCCCTTGAAGACGGGCGCAAGGCTCTCGGCGATGCATCCCACCATCATTTCCACCTGCCCGATACCGGATTGCTCTATCAGAGCCGACGCCTTAGCCGTGACGTTCTGGAGAGCATCGGGCGGTAGGCCGCTGGCCGTATCGGAAATCCCGGTACGGTCGGTCAACTCGCCGTCAAGGTAGGACAGCATCGCAAACGACTTGTCGGCGACCATGGGGACCTGACTGTATCCGACTGCCTCGTTTACTGGCGTGCCCTGCGGGACGCGGATCACCTTGCCGAATGATGGGTTCAGCACCGCATCGGGATTGACGACCTTGCCCTCCTGCACGATCGGCTGAAGGTTGTTTTGCCAATAGAGGTTATCGAGCGTGCCGCGCAGCAGAACTGTCTTGATCCGCTGGATATCCATCGTATCGTCGGGGACGGAATTTCCTTCCCACTGGTGCGGACGGCTCTCGGCGACGATATCGGCATAGTTCACTTCGTCCCACTCGGTATTCTCGAGCAGGTTTTCCTCTTTCAGTCCGCCGGCAAAGACCATGCGGCGAAGCTCGGCAATACCGTCGTCGTCGTAGTCGATCCGGACGAGAAGGTCGTAGAAATCGATCTCCTCCAGTCCCCATGTCGGCGCATCATCCCGGCTGAACACGTCGCGGCGGCGCGCATCCTCCTCTGCCTTCTGCTCCGTCGACTCGCCGGCCGATCCAGGCAGGGTGTCGACGATCTCGCGGTCGTATCCCATCTTCACGAGATCCGATCGCCGAACCTTGTAGTTCTCCCCAAGGATCGGGCTATCCTCAAGCGAAACGGCGTCGGGGTGGATCAACCAGTGTTCGGGCGGTACCGCTGAGATAGCCGGGAAAGACGTTTCCACCCGACGCTTGATCTTTACGTCGTGGGCGATCAGTTGGACCGGCCCCTGTGGCGTCTGGATGATCTCCGGCCGTTCGGAATAGGCCAGCACCTCAACATCGTCTTCCGAAACGAGCTGCGCGAATGCAGCGTCATCAAGGCCGGTGTGGTGGCTGACCTTGACGTCCACAATCTTCTTCTGGAACCACTTCACGATGCCGTTGCGCAGCTTCACCGCGTCATGGATGGCGCTCCAGATGGCCTTGCGGCCGTCGCACTCCGGCAGGGCGATGAAGTTCACATAGTCGCTCGCCTGATCCGCGCCAGCCTCGTCCTCCTCGCTCTGCGGCAGGTACTCGACGAGCTCGGTATTGCCAAGCAGCGTGCGTCGGATTGACGGGAGAACCTTCTTGATCGTCGACCGTGTGTCACGCGAAACGACCTTGGATCGCCCCTCCTCCGCTTTGACGTCCGACATCTCGCCGTCGAAATACTCGGTAGCCTTGATCCGATCGGCTGCACGCTCCTCGCTGTACGTGCGCGCGTCATCGACGAGGGACGAGACAGCCGCGCAAAGCTCGGGTGCGGACATGCTCTGTTTGCGTTTCGCCATCAGACTATGCCCTTCCTCGGAACAAAGTTCCATTCGCTGTCGACCGGCTTCGTCTTGGCAAAGCGCAGCATCATCATTCCGTACCGAGACGCGGAGATCGTATCATCCCGCTCTTTCACGACCTTGCCGTCCTTGCGGTGATAAAGGCGCCGTTCCTCAAGCCAGTGCGGGCAGGTGCGGAACACCTTCCAGCGCCCTGTCTTCATCCGGTCCAGCATTTCCATAAGGCCGGCCTCGACACTGTTGCCGCCCTCAAGGAACGTCGCGTGTTCGGGCAGCATGTCGAGCCCCTGAGCGCCGTACTGCTTGGCCAAAGCCTCGCCGGCCGCCGTGTCGTTATTGCCGTCGTGCGGCCAGGCCCATGGCAACCACACGCCCCAGGGCTTCAATGCCGCAGCATGAAGAACGGGTGTCTGGTGCCGCTCGCGATAGTCCTTCGCCACATAGATGATATCGGCGTCCCGATCCCATGCCAGGTTGACCGCGGCTGTCGGGTGGTCCCAGCCGAAATCCAATGCGCCGATCTGCGGCCAGTGTTTCGGAATCACGAACGGCTCAACGACAACGCTCTCTTCCAGCACCGGGAAGATCAGGCCGGAGCCAAGCGTCGGGATACCCTTCGCGCGCGCCTCGCGTTCGTGGGCCGGATAGCTGGCGATGATCTTCGCCCGCTCCTCCGGCGTATAGTGTTCCGCGTCGTCGATCGTCATTGTCGTGACGCTGCGGCTTTCCGTCCCGACGTCTGTCGCTGCCGGCATCACAAACCGGGAAACGACCGTGGACATACCCAGCAGCGGCGTGAACGTGACCTGGGCGAACTGGCCGCGCTGACCGTTGTTCGTGCGCGTCAGGCCCTCGCTGTAGATCGCTTCCGGCGGTTCTTCATCGAACCACACGCCGTCGACCGTCGGTCCCTGCCACTTCTCGCGGCCTTTCTCATAGGCCTTGAAGGCAAGGATGCTTTCTCCTGCCTGAATGTCGCCACCACCGCCCCACCGGACGACAACGCTGTCGAGCAGGTTCGGCACGCCCTGCGCGCGGCTGCGGCTTACAATGCAATCAGCTGGAATAAAGCCAGTTCCCCATTCCTCTTCCTTGGCAGGCGGTCCGACAAGGATGCGCTGCGGATTGTCGCGCGTGCTTTCGCTTGTGACCGATCCTGCCCACAAGACAGGCGCCTGGTTGAATGTCGCGCCGTCCCACCAATCAGGATAACGGCCGGTCAGGTGCATCGCCCACTCAGCGCCGCCAGCGATCGTCTTGCCGAGCTGGTTGCCGGCCATGAAGAGGCGTTCGGACTTCAGACGGCCGGCGGCGTGAAACTCCCGCTGCTTGGCATACGGCGCATATAGCCGGAGCTTATTCCGCCTCTTCCGGCGCTCCTGCTCCTCCAGCAGCGCCATGAGTTCCCGCTTTTCCGAGAAGCTGAGCGATTCGTGCATCAATCTGTTCCTCGGATGCCGTCTCAAGGCTGCCGGAGACGTTCAGGTCGAGCTTTTCGCCGTACTTCTTCGGCTTCAGCTTGCCGGCCATCCACTTGCGCGCATCAATGCGCAGCTGAGAACGGCGCATGGCCTCGCCGTTGACCTGCCAGCCGATGTTTTCACCGTCGGCGTTCACCTTCTCCATCCAGTCGTTCCGGCCGTCATCGGCGATCGTCAGGATGTCATCGAAGAGAGCGTCGGCCTGGGCTTCGCGCGCGCGGGCGTACTGGTCGCAGAACTCTTGTTCAGCCTTCAGCCAGCGGAACACCGTGGCCTTGTCCGGCATATCCTCATCATCGCAAATCGACCGGAGGCTTTCCCCGTTGGCGATCCGTTCGCAGATCACGTCGGCTGTCTCCTGGGTGAAGCTGGACGGCCGGCCGATAGCTGCCTGTTCATTCGTCTCATTCGTCATCGCAGATCTTCATCAGCTTGTGCTTTGCCCTCTCCAGCATCCAGAGCGTTTCCGGGCCGTCGGCGATCGAGGCGGAGAAGAATTCCTCGCCGTCTTCTGTCTCTCCGATGATCAGTACGCTCTTGAGATGCCCCTTGGCATTTTCGAGCATCACGTCGGCATCAAACGGTAACGGCGTAATGCCTGTGAAGACGCGGACGTTGCTCATGGCATCTCCAGATGATTGCCGGCTTGCCCACTTCACGGCGCATATGCAGGGTTCAGAACCCCGGAGCGGTCGCCGCGCCTTCTTCAGGCAAGAGTGTAGCCTTGTCCCTCGTGCCGGGTGGCGAGGTAGGAGACTGCCCGCTCCCAAGACATTTCGAATGAATTCTTATTTTCCGTGCACGAAAATAATTGCTCCACGGGTATTTTCCGTGTACGAATAATCCCATGAAGATCGTATGGGACGAACCGAAGCGCGAAACGAATATTGCCAAGCACGGCTTGGACTTCGCGGACCTGTCTTTCGAGTTCTTCCTGTCGTCAACGGTCGTTCCGTCGAAGGAAGGCCGCCACGTTGCCATCGGCGAGTTCAACGGCATGATCATCATCGCCGTCGTCTTCAAGCCGCTTGGTTCGGAAGCCCTGTCCGTTATCTCGATGCGGCCGGCCAGCACCAAGGAAAGGAAGCTGTTATGACCAACAAGTTCTCTTCCAAGCGCCCCCTCACCCAAGAGGAAGAGGCCGAAGTTCAGAAGATGATTGCCGCTGACCCGGATAGCCCCGAATTGACCGACGAACAGATCGCCAACGCCAAGCCCTTCGCAGAAGTGTTCCCCGGCATGGCGAAGGCCATGGAGCAGGAGATTGCCAAGCGTGGTCGGCCTCGCGTCGAGAACCCAAAAGAAGCCGTGACCCTGCGCCTTGACCCGGAGACTGTCGCGTTCTTCAAAAAGAAAGGCGCTCACTGGCGGGCGAACATGGCCAAGGTGCTCGCAGAGGCGAGAGACGAGCGCGCCAAAGCAAGGGCCAAAGCGAGAGTTCGGGGCGGAGCGAAGAAAACAGCCGCCAAGGTTCGGGCTTGA